ACAGCTTGAGTAATGATGTCAAAATCTTCAGGCATTTCATCATCATTTCCAACAGCCTTTCCGTCTTTTGTTAAGACGTAGCTACCAGTAATATGTCCGATGATGTCATTTTCATCGTGCATAAAATTAAACTGTTTATCCTCTGGTGTGTTTCTAGCTGCCCAAGTTGCCTCTGGCATGAACACGTCGTCATTCTTATTCCAGCCACAAGAGACCAGTACAGACTCTAAATAGTATAGGTCTACTTGATCTTTGTTTTCTGCAACAATTTTCTCAGCGGCGTGTATAACATCAGCTTCAGTTACGTTTGTTCTTACTGATGCCTCAGAGCAATAGGCAACACTGGCGGTACTCTTAACGAGTTCGCCAATACCATCGTTTATTTCATGTTGATATACTTTTATTGTCATATTTCACCTCTACAGATAATATACACAAAAATTTATTTTTTTTATTAAAACTGTAAATCAACTATCCAAAGAATACTCAATAAATGCAGAAATAGCGCGTCTTTTGTAATCTTCTAGGTTCATAGATTCTGGATTTATATTTTGGTTTTTTAAAGAATTTTTAATTTTGATTGGCAATCTTTTTTTAGAATTCAAGCAAGATATAATTTCTTCTTCTGAGCAGGTTCCCATAAATTCAATGTTTGAAAGAACATCTAATTTGATAGACTCTATATCTTTTACTTCCGATCTGGTTAGCTGTCTCATGTTCTTTTTATTATTGGATGATAGATATGCTTTATTTATCAGAGAAGATATCACTTCATACTTATCATTGGCCCATACAATAACTTCTGCAACGCCGGGTGTTGATTTGGGAGTTTCTGTTCTTTTCTTTCTCGGCCCTTCGTCGATTTTATTTTGAGGTCTTCCGTTTGGATTGACAGGTTTTTGAGACTCTTTTTGTTTTTGTATTCTTTCCGTTACCTTTCCTTGTTTTTCAATCTTTTCAAGATCCTTTTGATGATTAGGGTTATGAAAGGGGCTAGCTTTTTCTGGTATGTTGTCTCTTTGACGATCCTTGTCTTCTCTCTTTAATCTCATCTTTTCTACAGACGGAACTTCTTTAAATCTCTCAAGAATAGTTTCGTGAGATATGATATCCCTGTCTGCAAGTTGTATAAGAAGATTTTTCTCTGCTGACTCATCAGAAAGACTCATCTGGTCATATACAATGTGTGGAGATTTTCTGAAGCCCATTGCTTTTCTTACTATCTCACATTCTTGTTCCCAAAATTTAGTTAGTTGATCTCTGCCATATTGTAGTCTTTCTACCAATGTTTTTAATGATATAAAGTTGTTGGTGAAACCACCTCCATTTCCAGCTATACCTGTTAGCGTCGGAGGAACGCCAAGTCCAGCATAAATACTATTCAAGACAGAGCTATATTTTTCAGAACCTAAGAATTTATAAACTTGGCTATTGGACTCGGTATAGGAAAGCTCTGGCCCCCAAACCAGTTCCATTGTACCGCCACCTACATTACTAGCAAGTATATCTCTAAGTTTATTAATAGCAGCCTTGTTTGGAAGAATTTTATGATCTAAGTTTCCGAGAGTCCAAAGTCTGATATTAGATATAGCGCCGTCAAGTGCAGAAAGGTCTGCCAGTCTCATTTTCTCTAGCATTATAATATCATCTAAGATAGCATATATCAGGGGGTTAGCCCAGTTTGTCCAATCGTCTTTTTTATAATAAAATACGGATACTCTTTCTGGATCAAGCTCAACGCTTCTTTGGCCCTGTTGAATCTTTTGTTTAAGCTCTGGAGGAAGAGTTTCTAAGACGTGGGCAGGTATTGAACCATCTTTAAAATTATCTAATAAAGAATGTGTGCGAATTTCAAACCTGTTTCTACCTATAAATAGGTTGAGTTGACTATCTTTTATGTCTACGGATAGCGGGTTAAAGAAATTATATCTCCAAGGAACTTGATTTTTCTCAAAATTAGGAACTTCTACAGTTATGTCTTGGCCCATAGACTTGATATATTTAACAATCTCTGGAGTTATATTTGCATAGCTACGGTAAGCTATGACTTGACCAGATCTATATAATAGATTAGAAAATCTTTCTGATCTTTCTTTGCCAGAGCATTTTTTAAACCATTGTTGATAAAATTTTTCTACACTTTTATTTTCGTGGACAATGTTTATACCTTGGCATGTAAAATCGCCCATTAGGTCAATAACATTTCTAATTACACCAACCTTATCATATGCATCCATGCACATTTTAATAATGCGCTTTTGTTTGTGAGGAACTTTTTCATCTGGACGAAAAGCATAGTAATCATTATTGGTGAATCCGGGCCTAACGCTTTTATTTGTCTCAATATCTCGGAAGTCTCTATAATGACTACCCTTGGTTACACCAGCATAGTTTTGACCCGCCTCTGCAAATTGTTGAAAAGCCATCGCCTTGCTTGAGGCGTCAGAATCGTTCCAAGTGATTAAAGATCTTTCTTCGTTCATGTTAGCCCTTGATAGTAATTGGAATGGTATTCAATTGTTATCTTATTATACACAGATTAGTAAATATCTTTCATATTATCCGTGAACCAATTAGGACCAGAGAACATAGTGCTTTTATTTTTTTGTTTAGAATCTGAGGGTAATGATGAAGCAAAACCACCAAAGAATTGATAAGCTTCTTGCTCTGGTGTTCGCGCTATAATTCTAGCCGCCATGTTTGCCATAATTAAAGATGAGTAACGGTCTTTTCGCATTTTACTCTTTTTTCCAGCGGCTACAACGACTTCTGGCGTATCCCACCTGTCTCTGCCGTTAGAAGTTTGTGTCATTTGTATCATAGATAATTCATCTTTAAGCTCTTCTATATCCATAACGCACTCCTCTAATGTATCGTACATCCTACCCTTCATGCCATCTTCGACATTTGATATACCAAGTGTTATGGAGTCAAACTTAGGGAATATAATAACCTTGTCTTCTAAGTCTTTTCTTAGACCGTGATTAGCTTCTGCTAACCAGTCATACTTTGCAAATTGACACATCTCAAGAATATGAAGCCCTCTTTGGTCGTCCGTATCTTTAGGTTTATCTTCATCAATAACGGGCCATATTTCTATTTCTCCATCTTGTAATTTGTCTTTATCGTGTAAGGACTCCATGACCGCAATGCCGCCACCTTGAGCGTCCATAGCTATGTGTACACAAGGGAATAATTTCATTAAGTCTCGTATTTTTCGAGCGCAATATGAATAAAAATCAGTCTCTGTGGAGTAACCTCTTTTAACTTTCTCCTTATGTTCAGATCTGTTGGTTGTCCAGCAATGAACAATTCTTCTATGGTCACTATTTAACTCTAAAACAATAATGCTAAAATTATCAACCTCGGACGCGGGGTCAACACCAAAAACATATTGTTTGTTTTTATCTCCTATTAATCTTGCTTCAAATATTACTTCATTGCCTTTACTATCTTTGATTGGATCTTTTTCATTTGCTACGCAGGATTCTATTAAGGATCTTTTAAAGAAGCCCTCTGAGTCGCGCGTAAACACCGCTCCAAACTCCATTTGATAAATACCAGCGTGAACAGTTGCTTTAGATCTAGCGACCTGTGAGGAATCCATGAAGCCATCTGGTAATAATTCATATGGTATTCTCATAATAGAATATTCCTTCCAGTCAAAATTTTCTGGAGGGTCATCACCACCAAATATGTCTCTTAGTTTACTTGTTTCGCCTTTACTTCTAATAATGGATTTCCATCTTTTCCAGTAATCTGAAAAATGGTTAAAATCATAATAAGCAGTTCCGCTTAATATAATTTGATTGTCTTTGTTTTCTAGTTCATTTTCATCTTTTTCTTTTATGTTTATACCAAGTTCTTGCGCCTTTTTCTCGGATGCTAATCGCTTTACATTTTCTATTGGGTCTGAACTAACAGCAGCAAAACCGGCAACGACAGTTTCAAAAATATCACGAGGAATAGAAGCAAACTCATCACTGATAATATCATTAGCTCTTTGTCCTCTAATTTTCTGTCCATCACCAAGTGGTAAGCAAGTGACCCTTGAATCATTAATACGCATAACACAACGGTCAACATCTCTACGTGGTCCACTGTTACTGTCACAGATATCCCTCAAAATAGGTGAATTATTCCAAATGGTTTCCATGTACTCAAACAGAACTTTAGACTGTCTAAATGCAGCTCCAACTACTACGACTTTACGATTTGGTATTAGTAGCGCTCTTAACATGGAGTAAAGTGATAGCATGAAAGACTTACCGAAACCTCGGCTTGCTATAAGCATGGGGAATTTTCTATTCCATAGCTCATTGAGTATGAGGGCTTGGGATGGTAATATCTGTATGTTGAATATTTGCTTTACTAAGAAGGAAAAATACTCTGGCCTTGTCATTAACCATGATAATTTTAAATGGAAATCATCGTCTGATGTTTTTAGTATATCCATAGGATTAAATAGATCTTTATCATTTACATCTATTTTAAGCCAAGCTTCATCTATTTGTTTTAATTTTCTGTTCATTTATATATCCCATCTACGAATCCATAGTATACCGCTTCTTCAGCGTTCATGTACCAGTCTCCGTCTTTCATCTTTCTTTTTATGAATGATTTAGTTTTAGAAAGGTTGTACTCTCTTTCTAGAAAGAACTCCCCGAATTTGCAGCATTGCTCTGCATATATTGTTATCATTTTATCTGCATTTATTTTGTCTACGGCTGAATAATTCTGAGAACTTAAATAGTCGCCAGACAGGTCTGTTGAGCCAAAGTGACACATGAATATAGAATTAGGTGTTATAAACCTTCTTCTAGCAGCCTGTATTATCACAGTACCCATAGAGCATAGCTGCCCATAAGCTATGAAGGTTGTTCTACATTTACAGTTTTTTATGGCGTCGTATATACCCATTCCAGAATACCAGCAGCCACCAACTGTCTGCATGTGTATTGTTATAGGTTCTTTGCTTTGATTTTTTAAGAAGTTTATGTTTTTGTAGAATGTTTGAAGCATACGGTGGTCAACACCCGCTTTTTCTCCTGAGTCGTCAAATTCATTTATATATATTTCCCTATTTTTTACATCAATTCCATACATGTGTATCTCTGATATGAGATC